ATGGCATATAGTTATGCCTTTTATATGTAGAAATCATAGCTGTTGTAATGTTTAAATCCTCAGCTATTTGTGCTGAGGATTTACCTAACTCTTTTTGTTTAAGTAATAAAGTTCTGATTGTCATTTGAAATCCACCTTTAAATTTAAGGTATTAAAATACTCTTCGATTTTTCCTTCAGGTTTATACCAGTCTGGGCCTTTAGTGATTTTACCATCCCCATTTTTTTCTGCATGTTTTTTATCATTTGCATCGCATACGATTTCAAATATTGCATCTAAGTGATGGTCTCTAAATCCCATACCATTTAGCACATTCATAATATGACTCATTTGATTATCTGCATATCTAACAAGGATATCATAATCAGCACTGCCTCTAGCCAGCTCTTCAATAGACTTCCAGTTATGGATGCCGAATAAAAAGACTCTACCTTCAAATACAAACCTAACATCAGCATATGCATCTAGCATATCTATAATAGATTTATTAGCATAAGCAGTCCAAAATTCTCTGACTTCTTCACTAAGGATTTTTACCGATAAATCAGATGCCCAATAATCTAAGCCTCTAGTAAAATTCCAGCTTGCTACTCTGTGGCCAAATGGTCTTTGTAAAAAATGATACATCATATTTCCTTATATAAGTTGATATTTAATTCAGCCATTAAGACTGACATTCTAGCTTGTCTTTGTAAAGACTCCTCAAGCATTAGGTCAAACTCTTGCGTGTTGTTGCCTAAGCTAATTTCATTCCTGATGTACTGGACACATTGTACTACATCAGCATAGTGAACTAATACAGCTTCTTTGGTCATACCTTCGTCCAGCTCAAACATAATATCTTTGAACTCAGGGTAATTAGCCTCAATGATTTTATACTCAGCACTCTTTAACTCTTTTTTAATGCCAGGGTAATCACGTTTAACTTTATGTGATACGTCAGTAATCCAAGCCTCAGCCCAATCGTGAACTAAGGCCATTGATAATACTTTAGCTGCATCAAATACCCCAGGGTTAAGAGCTATAATTTTTAATGCTATACAGCTAACAAAGAAACTATGCTCAGCTACATTTTCTGTATGAATACGTACATTAGATGTGTATCTATGTATATATTTTAGTTTATAAAAACTATCTAACCCCATCATTCTATTTCCTTTGAATAATTAAAGTTATAACCTTGTATTGCCATACCTAAATCTCTAGCATCATTACAAACTCTAGTACTAGATTTAGCTAACATAAGATTAAACTTCTGTATGCCTGGTGCATAGTAAATGATTTCTTTACCTTTACCATAAGCATAACCACATTCCCATATAGTCCCGGGGTCATAACCTAAAGTAGATGCAATGACTACATCACATAAATCTATATTAGTGATGTTGGACTCAAACACTTCTTTCCAATTTTGTAACTTAGGGTCAAATATACTATCGTCTTTAGGCGAGAAGTATTCTCTATCACCTAAAGCTTTAATTATATCTTGTCTTGCTGACTCTTGTTCAGGCGTAAACCAACCTGATGCAATATAATACCTAGACATAAGGTTTTACCTCCTCAAGTATTTGTAAGAAAGTTTCAGCACCTGGGTATTCATCTCTATTATAAGGATGTGTACAAGGAGCCATTTCGCCTTTAACAAAAGGTTTAGTTACAGCATTAGGCGGGAATATGTTATGACCTACGTCACTTGTAGCAACTTGTGCATAAAACATATCAGGTCCATCTATCTTGTATTTACCTTTGTACTGTGGATAAACCTTACAAATCTCTTTTAGCATATACATCGCAATAACGTTATCACTCTGTGGATGTATGTGTTTATCTATTCGTAATTGAATAAATGCAAATATATCTTTTAGGTTACCTCTAACATAATAATAGGTTTCCATACCTCGGGGTAAGATAGTTCTTGCATCGAAGCTATGTACTTCGCCAGAGTCTAACATATCAGCATAGAGTTCCAATGTTTCTCTATATAATCTTTGAGTTCTAATAGCAAAATCATTATTAGCTAAAATAGACTCTTTACATAGTAACCTATCAGCTCTTAAATCTCTATCGCCTAAAGCTTGAGCTGAGAAACTTAATGTTCTATGTCTAATAAGGTGTGTAGCATCTGTTAGGTCCATACCTGACACGACAAAAACTAAATTAATACACTCCATAGCTGTAGGTAACATCTTACCTTCGAACAATAAATCTACGGCTCTGTCTTTTAAGGCTTCATAGTTGTCGCCTTCTGCAGGCTTATCACCCCATGCAGCACACGTAAACTGCGGTATAAACTTATTAAGTTCTTCAATCGAAGGAGCATAAACAAGTTCAACTTTAATATTTCGTAAATGAGGTACTACTTCACCTACAACATCTTGGCCGGTTCTAAATTTAGTTTTGTGCAACATCTTCATTCCTTTTATATGCTGCTTCAACAAGAGAAGCATATCCTGCAATATCGTGCCACGTATCTATATGGCTAGGCGTAGCAACTAGACGGCTGACTTTATTTATTACATCAAAAATATAAACCTTTTCTTTTGTAGTTAAAGGCTTAAAGCCATGTTTAACTCGCGTCATATCAATTAAATCCATAACGCCAGCTCTAAACTCTGTACCAACTTCATAGTCACCATAAACTGAGCCTCTGTCAGCTAAGGTCTTTAATACATCACTCATAGGTCAAATGCCTCCTCTTTAAGATTTACTTTTAAGCTTGTTCTATAACCCTCTACATAAGGGCATTCATGCCAAAACCCACACCATTGTGAATTACATAGATAATTGTTATCAGGGCTACAGCCTCTAAACAATAAAGGGTCTTGTGTTCTCTCATATTCAGCTGTTGTTTTAAGGATTTGGTCAATCCAAAACTTAGCATAATCAATCTGTTTAGGTAATTCCCCAACTAAAATCTGTGCACCCTTCTTAGCTTGAGGTCTTACTACATTATGGATATACAAATGATTAATAGGCTCACCGTTCGCCTCTCTAAGCAATGCATATGTAGACTGTTGTAATGTATAATGCATAATTGTTGATGCTCTTTTAGTAAACTTAATATCAGCAATTGCATCATCTAAAACAACGTCTAATGTACCACTTAATGCCTGAAAGTGAGGATGGTCTAATTCAATCGTATACCTACGTTCTACAGCTACAGGGTCTGTAACGCACATAACTATATCATAATAGGCATCCATACCTTCTACAATATCGTCTGTGTATTTTTCTCTTGACTCACCCTCATTGTATTCTAGCTCTGACTCTTTGTTTATATCGTCCCAAATAGACACAGCAATATCTATACACTCAGATTTCTTAGCCAGCTCACCTAAAACAATCTTCTGTTTATAACCATGCTCAGCGCCTGCATGAACTGAGGTACCAGCACTTGATGCTGCGGCAGGCCTTTGTCTTCTGCCTTTTAGCATTGTTAGATACCACTGATAAGGACATCTTATAAAACCAGAGATACTAGAAGGCCTAAGGACATTAATACTTTTATCGTTATCAATATCCAACTCAAACATACCTTTTTCTCGCCTTACCCACTTATCCATTACGTATCCTTTATTGTTTTACCCATACCAACTTCAACTGGCATAGGTATATCGTGGTACTTAAACAAACTAGACTTAGATATTTCGTCCCAGGCTTTAACCATAGACCGTTGGAGCAGATCAGCCCAATACTCTTTTTCGTCTACTTTTACTTTTAAGTAAATCGCATCGTGGATAACATTTATAATTGTCTGCAAAGACCTAATATCTTCTTTAACCATAAAATGAACCGCCAATTTAGTACATTCGCCACCTGAGCCTTGTACAGGTATATTAATAGCATCAGTACCTAGTTTAGGAGATACTGGTCTACCTAAAGCAGTATAAGCTATATAATTACCCTTAGCCATGGCTCTAAATACTTTAGAATGATATTCAGCAAAGGCTGGGTAAGCATCAAAGAATTGCTTTCTAAACTCAGTCGCCTGTTCTAATGTATATTTTAGACCGAATAGGTCGAATGCATACTCAACGAAGTTTTTAGCTGATAAGCCGAAAGTAAACCCGAAGTTAACAGGTTTAGCCTGATTTCTGTTTTCCTGGTTAATAGTTGGGTCATCATATGGTAATTTAGCCATCATTGAATATGTATATCTATGTAAGTCAAGACCTTGTTTCAATGCTTTATACATTGCAGGCTCGCCATAAACTGCACATGCGATACGAACTTCTAAGGTTGAGTAGTCAGCACCCATAACGATATAATCATCATCAACTACGCCGAATACCGATTTAAACTGTCTTGGGTAGTTCTGCATATTAATACCATTAGGGATATCGCCACCTGTACAGTTATACCGACCAGTAACAGTACCATAGGGATTAAACCTACCGACAACATTTTTATGAGCATAACTATCAAGTTTAGATATGTCATTTAAGGCCTTTCGTAAATCTAAAATAGCCTGAGCCTCTTTGTCGTTTTCATATATAACCCTACGTGTTAATGTAGGCTTATCTGACGACTCAGAGCCTAGATATTCTTTAACCTGTTTAGGCGATCGTACATTAAGTCCTTTAGGCAAGAAGTCTTTAACAGCATCAATTCTTGCTTCGGCATCTTTAATGTATTTTTGTCTATTAGGCTCGATAACATCTAATCCATTTTGTTGCCATGCTATCGTATAAACTAAAGAATGTATATCGACTTTATAAGCCAAATTATTTTTAATTACGGCTTGTATTCTAGGGTTATGGAACATTTCATTAAGTACGATAGTATCAGTCGCTGCATATATTAGTTGTTTCTGACTTAGATATGCACCTTTAATAAAACGTGCTTTCTGCATAGCCTTTTTATCTATGTTTTCGTAGAAATTACCTAACTTCATTTTGTCTACAACAACATCTAATGAATACTTTTGAAACTCTGGGAATGCCATTTTAGCTGCATAAAATAGGTCATCTATCTTTGCAGTAACTGTGTTTAAAGTACCTAAGTCATATGAGGCATTATACCATACAGTATGTAAAGGTTTAAGTAGCTCAATTATAGTATCATAAGGTATTTTATCAAAGTCGATAATCTGTACATCTGTGTAGGTTGAAGGCTGGTACATTTGGATTATACGAGGGTTAGTGTATAAACCATCTGTTTCAATATCACAGAACACTGGCAACTCCCGACTAAATGTCGGAAGATGCTCAGTGGATACGATGTGCTTAAACATCGATATCTTCTGTTGATATGGCAGATGTGTCTTCACCCTCTACGCCCATACCTTCGGGAAGCAATGCATCGTGTTTCTTCTTTAGAGAACTAAGGAAGGCATCAGATGCTTTTAAACGGAAGAACTCGAAGCCATGCCCTTTAGCACGTTTCTTAGGGTCTTTGACATCATACTTGTCATCTTTAGACCATTTTTTAACAATCTTATAAGCCTCACCTCTAGCAAGTCCGCCTTGCTTAATGATGTTGTGAATAAGGGTGTTAGGTATAAAAGATGCCAGTTTGGCTGTGCTTAAAATGTCTTCAATAGTCTTTTTAGTTCCATCGAAACTAACACCTTGAAGGATTGTAAACTCACCATAATCTCTGGAATTAGCTGTAGTTTTATTAACATAAAACCAATACCAGGTAGTTCCGTTATCTGCATCTCCAATTTGTAGGTCGGTATAGGGTGACTTAGAGTCAACCAACTCTTCTGTAAACAAAGCATTTTGTGCTTCTGCCATATTAAGTCCTTTCGGATAAGATTTAGGCCATAGCCTAGAGATACTACTGTTCTGTATAATCTCTCTAGGCTACCTAATGTTTAATCGAAGACTCGGTTAGGAGNCTTCTGNTAAACACTANANAGNNGGTCTGTCTGCTAANCCNAGGTCTTTAACCTCTTGTGGAATAACGATTACATCACTTAAGCCTTCAACAGCAGCTTTACCTTGTTCAGGTGTAATAACACCATTGATAACATCGTTAAGGATTGCATCTTTAGAAGCTTTGTTAGCTTTAACTAAACCTTTTTTCAATCTTTCACCATGCTTAGATGTTCTGTATTTAACAACACCTTCAGATAAGTAGAAATTTTCTGCATTAACTTCAAACCATAGGCCTGTAACTGCACAAAGAATAAATGCTTGACTTCCATCAGCATTAAACACTGTAAACTCTTCAGGATTAGCTTTTACGCCACCTTTTTTAACTTCAAGTAGAGCAAGAATTTCTTCTCTAGCTGATTGCTTAACATTGTACTTCTCGAGTACAGCTGAAACCTGTGAATGTAGTTCTGTCTTAGTCATGGTTGACTCCTTGTTTTTGTTTTAGAGAAATTAATCTCTTTTATAAATTTATTATATCATTATTAATCTTAAAAATAGATTAAATTTGATTAAAAATCTATAAAAGAGATTAAATTATAAATTAATAACTTAATCTCTATGCTCTTATTTATCGTAGTTATATCTAAAGCATTTAAACCTTGGCAGAAATAAGGACTTTTCGCCTTTTTCATTTGTTGTAATGGTATTAAATAATATCTCTATGGATTTACCTATAAAGTGCTCATTATTTAAAGACCTAAGGTAATCAGTTAAACCAGAGCCTACTTTAGTTTTAATGCTCAGCTTAGTATTCTCACATATCAATGCACCTATATATCCTTCGTATTTACCTTTACCTTCTTCTACACCAGTGACTAAGAAGGTTTCTGAATACGTTGCTTTAAGCTTCTCCCATTCCTCGGTTCGTTTATAGCTATACCTGTGGTCAGGTGTTTTAAGTATTAAACCTTCTCCGCCTGAGTCTATAATCTGGTCAAATAGTTCGTCTACTTCAGCGTCGCTATTTACAGCTGTAGTTTTAGCTACTTGGAGGTTTGAGTGCGGGGTTACTAAAGAGCTTAGTCTACCAAACCTTTGAGTATACTCCCTAGAGGATATCTTTGACTGCCTAAAATCTTTTTCATCTAATAAGTCAAAGGCTTGGTACATCATTTTATTGTAGGGTACTACAACATTACCGCTTAATAGCTTAGTTATATAACCTGACACTACTTGCCTATCTTCTTGTACATTGGTATCTAATACAATTTCGCCATCAATCATGTAACCTTCAGGGAAATCTTTAAACCAACTAGACATCGTTTTAGACTTAAATGATTTACCACTTCGTGTAAAGAAAGTCTTTTCGGTTGTATTATACAAAAGACGTACACCATCATATTTAACTTGTGCATATAAGGGGTAACGTCTTTTTTTAGCGCTTTCTTTAGCTAATTGAACCTGAAACTTAGGTATATGAAAACCTGCATCAGTAAGTATTTTATAGGATACTCCGCCACCTAAGGACCTATCTAAAACAAGATAGATTAAATCCCCATGAGTGTTGGCCCAAGTCTTTACGGCATTCTGTGCAGCATGGCCTGATAGCACTCGGTTATTTAATAGGTCAAGCAAATAAAACAAATCAGGTGTAGGCTCTTCTACATTACATAGATTAGGCTTTCGGCCTTTAATATAATAAGTCTTATACGGGCTACATACATACTCAATCATCTTTGCATATACCATTTGACTTTTAAGCTCTGTACATATCGCCTTTTTGTCTAAGGTAGATGATGTCATTTTAAGCTTAACTAAATAATCTCTTAACATTCTAATGCTCCTTGTTTCTTTTTTAATTATGATAAAATTATATCATTATATTTCTTAAATTTAGATTAAATCAAATTTAAACACTAAGCTCATCGAGTTTATCAGTACACCACTTAACTGCTTTATCTAATTCTTTATGCAGTGTATGGTCCCTGTCTGTCCATGCAAATAAAGGTATATCCCTGAAAACTAGATTGTTAAGCCTGGTGTTTGCAGCCTCTTTACACCTAATTAATGCTTGTTTGTAAGGAAAGTCTGCTAACTCTTTCGGGTCTATACCATATAATTCAAGGGTGCTGTACTTCATACTTTTTC